CATAAATGAAATGACCACTGGTTGCTTTTGGAGATAGTGACATGCAGAACAGCCTCCTAGACCACTCACTAGCAACACACAAGGCAGCATATTGCAAGCCAGCTGTCCTGTCTGACTTGTTGATGGCTATCAATTCTCCCTTATCATCAGAACTCAGTCTCGTCCGCTTTTCAATCACCCTTGGCAAGTTCCTCAGCATTCTCCAATTTTCAAAGAGTTCCCAAGCAAAGTCATCATTGCACAATGCCAAAGCAGAGCTTGTGAAATGGAAGATCCCCTGGCCCATGTCTGAAGTCAGCAGCAACGAGGTTGTTCCATTTTCCAAGTAATCGGCCTTGAGGACGTCAAGGTGATTCTCATGCTTCATGTCTGGATACTTGTCCCACATCCTCACCAACTCTTTAGGAAATTCAACTCTCTTATCACAATGTGAGATCAAAACAGTTTCACAAATTTTGCTGGTGAGTGAGTCATGTTGACCTGTTTTGAAGAGGGAGATGAACTGAGTTGTTATAAATTTCTGACTCCAAGTCGACATATCATCTGAGTTCTTTATTATGAGGATGTCATCCTTCTTCGGGAAAGCAGCCAGGAGGTCATCATGGTCTTTCTTCATGTAGACTTGTTTATTTTTCCCTTCTGTGAGCATCTCTCTTGAGTCAGCCTCACATATCTGCCTTGAGAGGGATTCAACAAAGTTGATTATTATCCTGGCAATCATCCTCAGTATCAGAATCTCCCTAGTGCCTCCCCATTGGTTTTTCTTGAAGATTTGGATCACAATATCAAGGAAGCCATCTTTCGAGCAGAGCTCAGAGACTATGACGTCCCTCACAGTCAACATTCCCAGATTTGCTAGATCAGTTACAAATTTTATACACTTGGACCTCTGACCTAGAGTTTTCCACTGCATTTCCTTAGTCTTATCTATGGATTCCTTTATCTCCCACACTGATGCTTTGAAAGTTGAGAACTCGGACAACTTTTTATTGAGAAGTTTCCTCGTGTTTTCACTGTATTTCAAAGGAGTCTTGG